GTCGTACTCGGGGTGTTGTGTCTTCACTAGAATATGTTTCTGTCTATCCTCTGTGAGGAATCGACCCTTAGACTCTATGACAATGCCGTTAGATAAAACAAAGTCAGGTGTGTATTTAGCTGGCTTGGCTGGTTTCACATAAGGGATAACCAACTCTTCAAAAGTAAACCCCACCCCTTTCGAGGTGAGGTCTACAGCAATAGCTTCTTCCAATCCTGATCGGAACCCATACTTGAGTCCCACTTGTTTCGTACTGAACGCCTTAGAAGTCTTCTTCTTCGCTTGCGGTTTCGTCTTTAAAGTCATCAGTCTTGGCAGTGGTAACTGCCTCGTAGCCATCTTCTTCACCGAAGCCGAATGAACCAGCTTGGGCACCTGAGCCATACTCTACCAACTGAATGATCTGCACGGCACGGACTCGCAATGAGATACCTGCACCAGCAATTGCAGTGTAGTAGGGGATCAACTCGTAGGACACCTTCATCTTGGTGCCACCACCAATCTTGATGTCACCAGTAATAGGCTGACCCTTGGCATCGAAGATCGCTACCTTCTGATCCCATGGCTCACCCTTCTTAGGTGTGACCTTGGCCTTCAGCTTGAAGCGTACAGTGACCTTACCATTCTCTTCGTTGATAGAGTAGGGTACATCACCTTCCTTGATCTTCTTACCTGGGTTCTCCTTCTTGGCAGAAGCCACAGACTGCTCAAACTGTTCATCCAAGAAGGACACGATTTCCTCAGCAGCTTGTGGATCTAACTCCAAGCTGACCTTGTACTCTCCGTCTGGATTGAACTTAGTGTCTGGCTTTGTAAGGTGTGGATATTGAGCTACCCCAATCGGTGTTACAAAGCGGGGAGCTTTAGGTTTAGTGCTCATAAATTTCCTTATTTCAAATAGCCTTGATAGGCTTCTTTAGATTCTGCAATCACTCGGTAAGCTTCTGCCTTGCTCTTGCAAATGCGGACGGTGCCGTCTGGCAATACTACGTTAAACATCTTCTCTCCTAAAAGGGTACGCTGGGTTATCCAATTGTGGGACAAAAGGAAAGGATTACCCAGCGGTAAGGGTTTAGGCAAAGCAATACCGTGATTGGCATACCTTGCTGAGATCCAGATCACCCCTCTCTGGGATCAGCTCCAGGTTCAGCTTGTTCTCGTCAGAGAGTTGCTGAAGGATCTCGTCACGGAAGTTCTCCAAGACGGGGATCTCCTCGTACATCTCCACGAAGCTCTCACGAACCGTGTGGTAGAGCTGCTCCACATCCCCTGCCGTGGTCCCGAACGAGTCATGGATCATGGCAAAGTTGGTGATGCCTTCCTGCTTGGCACGAACCACAGTCAGCATCATGTGGGCTGCATCACAGGAGTGGACATAGTTGGGTGCGATACCCTGACTCTGTCTCCTGCGGTCCAGCTTGTCAGTCTCCTGATACATGGTCAGCTTTATCGTGTGTCCGTTGATCGCTGTCCTCACCCGCTTGGCTGACATGTCGGCATAGGCTTGCATCACAGGGAAGCCGACTGGAGTGGTCCATCGAACTGGCAACTGTTCCGAAGCGGCAAGTGATGCGGCATGCTTCAGCCAGTTCATGGCCTCTGATGCCTTTACCAGTGTCTTGTTCACAGCCACCCAGATTGCCTTGGCCATGTAGGCAGCAGCCCGATAGCCATCATGGGAGAAGGGGAACTTGTCAGGATCCATGTTCGATGCCTGACGAGCTGGCCTGATGATGTCCTCCATGAGTTGCTCCTTGAAGCCGTACTCCTTGGAGCCATAGGCAAGGGTCATCACCGAACGCTTGGTCACCTTTCGAGTGATTCCGAACTGCAACCACTGGGCGGCAAGTCGCTTGGTTCCTTCGACCACGTATGGACGACCATCGTCAGTGTGTGCCAGTCCGTCTTCTGTCCCAGAGATGAGGTCTTCGTTGACCTGCTCGATGACCTTGTTTGCAACCAGTTGGTAGACATCAGCAGGAAGCTCTTGAGGGACGAGGTTGACGGCTGCACCACCAGTGGAGTCACGGAGCATGGCCGAAAAGTGTTGGATGCCAGAGCATGAACCGTCCATAGCCACGGGGAGCTTTGATACGAACGAATCACCATGCTCGGTGTAACCCTTCCACTCGAAACAAAATGCCAAGAACTGCCAAGGCTTATCAATCTCCACCCCTCCAACAGAACTTGTCCAGCCACGTTCGTTGTACGGATCCATTGCGATGCGAATAATTTCATCTTCATTATCTTGTACCCAATTCACTCTGTCCTCTAGGGACGCTTTGTCATAGCCAGCCACGTTTGCACCGTGGATAGCCAACCATTTCCAACCTTCCTCACCCAGTGGCTTGCCATTGGCGAACCTCAGCAAAGCCTTCTGGAAGTCTGAGCCTTGCGGGTTCAGATGTGGCACAGCGTAAATACGGCCACGGAAGTCGAGCTGATATGGAAAATAAATTTTGCGATAAATTTCAAACCGCTTTGCAATCCCAAGGGCAATCGAGAACCCGATACGCTGACCAAGGATCGACAGGTTCTGCATGTGGATCTTGGCTGAAGCGATTCGGAATTCCTTCTTGGCTTCCTCGTTGGTGTCGATGTCATGTGGCACCTGAGGCATGGGCAATCCCTCACGAGGAGGAAGACCACCCATCACAGAGCCTGACTGCCACAGGCTGTCCATCACCTCCATGACCTGGCTGTTGATCTGCCAGGGGGTACGCTGAAGGGCATTCACAGCCTCGTAGACAATCGGCATCTCCATGTTGCGAAGCTCGTCCAGGTAGGCACGGTTCTTCGTCTTCACCAGCTTGAGGGGCTTGATGTTGGAGCTGATATAGCCACCCGTGAATGGGTCTTCCCAATCCCTAGGCTGCACCACCATCGGCTCGTACACAGGACGAAGGAACTGGGTCACCTCGTTCTTGCGTTCGATCCATTCGATCGTGTCAGGCAGGGCACGGACGTATTTGAGGGTCTGGTCCTTCTCGACCTTCTGATGGGTGATCTCCACGATCCCCACTGTGGCCATGCACAGGTCCAGCATCTTGATGCCGACATGGAGACGGTCTGTCCGTGTCCATCGTTCCCAGGAGTCGATCCTCTGAGCCTGACGGACGGCATAGATGTGCTTGAAGTGGTAGGAGCTTCGCTTCTTGGCACCAGCTACCAGCTTCTCATATTTCTTTTTCTCGATCTCTCGTACCTGAGCGAAGCGTAGCTCGTCCTCGATGGCAGTGCCGATAGCGACAGCCACAAACTGAACCGTACGAATCGAAGACACACCTGACAGCACATGCTTGAGGGTCAGGAAGGCGAGGGTGTCAGCATCCATGTCTCTGACCTTCTTGAAGGCCAGGTTGCGATTCCCTGCTGCTCCCTTGGATGTCTCCTCGACCCACTCGCTGATTCCCTTGGCAAGGGTTTCCAAGCGGTGAGACAGGATGGTCTGACCATAAGCCGTGCCTTCCTCTCGGTTGGCCTGTTTGGCTTTTGAGACATCACGAAGATATCGCTCTTGTCCTCTCTTGGTCATCTCCTCCTCCAAACGGAGTTGGGTAGACATAAGGTCTTCTATTGGTTCAGCTTGTAGTTTAGTCATAGCTTTCTCTAGGTTGTAATTTATATAGTTAATATCTATAGAGAGATAACTCATAGTCTCTCTCTGGGTATATCCAATTGTGGGACAAAAGGATTTCTTAAGGATACTGTCAGCCAAAAAAGGGCTTGACAGGGGTTTACAGAAAAGTTGTCCCAAAGTTGTCACAGGGTGTCTCCAGTCGGCAATGGTTGACAGGAGGCAACCTAATCGGGTGCAAATTTCTGGAATATGAACAGAAAAAAACAAAGGGGATTACAGTTACTTAGAACTGAATCCCCTGAGTTGTCTTATGGTCTGGAAAATGGTGCCCAGGGGCGGAATCGAACCACCGACACTGCGATTTTCAGTTCCCACTCGGCAATTATTACCAGACTAAGTGCTTGATATTGCTAGGGTTGTACACTTACCAGTTGGTAAAGGTTGTCCAGAGTTGTCCATAGTTGTCACAGGTTGTCACAGCTACGCAGACCTCAACATCGGTGTGTTTTGACTGCGATAGTTGTCCAGAGCCTCAATGCCCTCCTTCAGTTTCCCAGGGGCAAGGTGCATGTACCGAGCCGTGGTGATCGGAGTGGCATGACCCATCCATGCCTGGATGAACTGAGCACTCTTGTCCTGCATCGCCAGCCGAGAGGCACACGTATGCCTGAGCATGTGGATGACGAACTGGCTGTCATCGGTCTTGCCCATGGCTTCCCTGAGCTTCGTCCACTGGTCCCACACTGTGTTGTTCGTGAGGGGGTGGAAGAGGTGAGGGTGGTCCATCCGCTTCTTGATGATCTCGTCCACACGAGAGGTGGCAGGGACAGCCCTGGCCTTGCTCGTCTTGGTCTGATCGTGGTGCAGGTGGAGCATGCCGTTGCGGTACTCCTTCGGCTTGAAGCCCATCAGCTCCATGCGACGGAACCCCGTATCGACACCAACGATGATGAAGTCCCTGAGGTCGTGCAGTCCCAGCTTGGTGCAGGTGTTGAGAGCCTCAAGCTCCTCCTCGTAGTCCATCCAACGGATGCGGTGCTCTCCAGGCTTGCGCCTCTTGATTCGGGGCAGGGCTTCGATCCATCCCTCATCGGCTGCCGTCTTGAGCATCATGGACAGGGCAGAGAGCTTCCCGTTGACGGTAGATCCCTCGTTCCCGTCCTCCTCCAGCTCGTCCACCAGTTCACGAATGAGTGAGGTGGTGATGTCCTTGACGGGAGTTTTCCACCCCAAAGAGTCCATCACGTAGCGAGCTAGGCGAGGCTGACCCTTGGTCTTTCGCTGCGACCAAATGTCCTTCAAGGTCACCTTGTAGGCATCCTCTAGGGTGTGTTCAGCCTTGGACTCAGCAATTGCAGCCTTGACCTGAGCAGGAGTAGGTGCCTCGATGACACCTTCAAGGATCAGCATTTGTCTCTTCTCAGCCAAGACAGCATCAGCGTAGTTCTTGAAGGACTTTCTGAAGCGATTGTCCTTAGATCCAACTGACACCAGCCAGGCATCACCTCTCTGATAGATTGGCATTCATTTCTCCTAATGCTTGTTTGAGTGCTAACTTTCCCTTGCTCGTAAGACGAATGATCTTCTTACGCCTTTCCATAGGGTCTTCAAAAGACTCTATGATCTGTAATCCTGCCTCTCTGTGTCTGTTGATCTTACCAAGAGCACCAACATAACGAGAAGCAGTAGCAAGCCCTATACCTGCTTTCTTGGCTAAATCAGACAGGGAGAGACCTTCGTCTGCTTCAGCTATCAGCAAGAAACAATGAGCTTGCTGTAGGGGCATCTCAGGATCTATTTGTCTGATACCTGAGAAGAGTCGTAATGCTTCGTTTAGATCCATCTTTGTCGTCCCAAAATCGCCTTTTAAGGTGGCGAATTAGGATTCTATCCAACCCGACGAGTCCGTCAACAACTGTTTCCAATTGGAAAGTGTGCTTGTTATGACATGTCTGATTGACAATCGTTGACTCGTTAACAATGATTTCCCCGTGGAAACCATTGGAGGGCCAAGATGCGTTTGTCTGACCGCTTCATTCAGATCGTGAAGAAGTCAGGTGTGCAGGTCTATTTTGCAGACAGGACAACAACCAAGGTGTGGAACGGTACCAGGCTTGGTGGCGAACCACTGAGATACGGAGGCTGGTACTGGATGAGATCCAACAGAAAAGGACAGGTGACTGCTGTGGATGAGGACGGACCCTTCAGGACACAATCGGCTGCCATCAGGGATGCCTTCGTCAAACTCCAGCTTCGGTAGGCTCGGTCTTATCTAGGTAGATCGCTCCTGCCTTCTCCAGCTCTTCGAACTGCTTCACAAACGTCGTGATCAGGTGCATCGAGACGGAGTCCATGGGGTTGTCACAGCAACCATTCCCCAGCCATCGGATCTCTGGGTAGATGCCCTTAGGAGTGTCTTGAAGGATCAGAACGGCTTTCATTCGTCACCTCCTTTGAGACACTCCATAACAGGATGATCGATAGCCTTGAGCATACGCTGTAGGGTCTCTCTGAGTTCCTCCAGGGAGTGCCCAGCGACAGCCACACCCTCTGCGGTGTGAGAGAAGGCCTCACCATCATCGTGGTAGTAGACCTCGCAGATCTCAAACCATTCGCTGAAATCAGGGTCATCGGTTTTAAATCGAACTACTCTGTGATTCCATTTCATGCTCTTCCTCCCCATACTCTGTAAGGATACGATTGTTTACGATAGAGACAGACTAGATCGCCATCCTCCAGGACAGCGTGTGTCTTGTGGTCTTGGATAAACCCACAGTCGATCTCTCGGTAGAACGTCTGAAGTGCTGAAATTCCATGCAAGAATAAGACACCAGCTAGGAAGCAGGTGACTGCTAACACTTTGATTTTCATAAGATTTCCCTGTAAAAATAAGAAGCCATACCTGACAGGTAAATGAGGACTGCCACAGCTTCAACGAGGATCAACGGAGGGTCTCTTTGCAAGAACCCTGCGAGTGTCCACAGTGCTGACCCGATCAACGATAGAACGATATTCAGCGGGTAGATGTTGAAACTGGTAAATGCAATCCCAGTCAGACATAGTACCGTACCTAACCATTTGATTAGTAACATAATATCCTTTAGAAAGGTGCCTCTCCGACTATATTAAAAGGATCTTTAATAAGCTTGGGTGGCAATTTAACTACTGTCCAGTTGGTGAGACAGAAGCCTTCTGCACATTCCTTGTTGTCGAATGTACGGATCAGCTCCTGGTCTTCATCATAGACAGCCCAACGGTCATAGGCCTTCTTCATAGTTGTCCGACCAGATTCCGTGCTTCTGATATGGGGACATGCAAGAAACTGGTATTCCAGCTTGAGATCTGATGAGATTAGCTGCATCATAGTACCAAGCTTTGTCGCACTTCTCTGCGAACATCTTGGCTAGTGTCTTGCCATACTCATGCACAAACTCATTGAATGATGTCATGCCCTGTGGAGGCATAGCCTTGTAGGCTTCCTCGAATATGGACATGTCCTTGATATCGTGTTCGTTGATCATCTTAATCTCCAGTCCAACGGGTTCCGCTAGATCCTCTAGCCAGGTGATGAGCTTCCTCATCGATAGATGGTGGATCATAATCGACCCAGGGCACGAGCTGATCTCTCGGCTTGCCCTTCTCTCGACCTACCTCAGCCAAGAGTTTGCTTTTTGCTTCGCTGTAATTCATTGATTTTCCTCCAGTTAATACCATGCTGTCATCAATGGGTGGGTGTGCTTTGCCTTGGTAGGCACAAAGTTTCCCCATACCTGCTTGATGTCCAAATCAATGTCTTCCTTGGCTGTCCAATAGACCTCCAAGCCACGCCTCTCGGCATTGACCAGGCCAGACCTCATCATTGATCGCAGTGAGTTGTGAGCCACGGTTTTGTTGATGCCAGTCAAGCTGACCAGTGTCATGGTGCTCATGGTGCCATGCTTCTCTAGGAAGCTAAGTAATACTTCTTTTTGTGTCATTCTAATCTCCAATAGTCATAACAAAAAAGAGTGCCCTCGTGAGAAGACACTCTCATTTGTCGCTATTGTCTGAAACTTCTCAGCGTCCGCCAGTGACCCACGCTTTTTAACGTCCTCGTGTCAGGACAACTGCAATATATCACAAGATCTAATGATCCAGATTTCACATTATGAGAAACTTTGAGAAGAGCACTGTGTTTGTGTTCTTTTCAAAATCACTCGGCCAAGAGTTCGAGATTAAAAAAGGCCTGGCCAGGCGTATACGGCAAGACCCTGGAAATTGATCGGCCAAGAGTTCGAGATTAAAATGGGTGAAAATGGGTGAATTTATGGGTGGCTGCTGCAATATCGCCCTGGAACCCTTGCCAGGCGTAGAGATACCCCTAGGATCGATTTAAAGGTACCTAGAAGCCATTTTAGGGGTTGCCCTTGGCTAACCCCTTGGCTCCTCCCCATTCTCTCCTTATGAGTCCTCCCAGGCATCGTGAACCCCTAAATCTGCGAGAAGCTCCCAGCCGTCATGGTAGCTGGCCACTAGTCCGCTAGGGCTTCCGATATTGCCACTAGGGAATTGAAAGCGGTCATGCCATATCGGCTCCAGGCCTTTCACCTGGCAAGTGGCAAGATAACCCGCCAGGGCTTCCCAGTCACGAGCACGGAATGGGTCACATGGTTGGCCCCAGGAATAACGAGAGGCAAAGTAGGAGATCATCTGCGGAGTGGCTTTTTGCATTGCCTGGCGAACGTGAGCGAACCTGCGGTCAATAGATAGTTTTTGCATGGTAACGGTTTCCTTTTGGTAAGTGATTAAGCAACAAGAGAGAGAGGGATCACCTTACGGGCGACATCAACGACAAAGCCCGTTGTGTCCGTCTTGGCGTTGCCCTTGGCATATAGGGCGACAATCACGCCCTTAGGGTCCAGGTGGCGAATGTCTGAATCGTCACCGTCTACGCAATCAAGCCCCAGGAACGTCTCGGGGATCTCCTCCTGGGAGCGGAATACGGTTGCAATTCTCATCCCAGCGTCAATGGCCTGGTTGACATACTTCTGATAAGCGGAAACGCCCGAATAGGAGAACGTGAGATCATAATTGCCTGGAACGTCCTTGCGGTTGGCAAGCTTCGTATAGTCGTAGAATTGAACCTCGGGGAAAATCTCAAAGATCGTCACGGTCCTGGTTTTACCATGGGCGAACGTGTGGTCGAACTTGATATTCTCCCAGCGAATGTCACTGGTACCGTTTAGGCGAACCAATGGAGTCATGCCTTCACGTTTTGCCTTGCGTAGGAGCTTCTCGACATCCTTCACCAGGGCATGCATGAATTCATCTCTCCTGGTGTGAAAGAGTATCGCCTTATTGATCCTAGATTGTTGAACTGAATTGAAAGCTCCACGCCCTGCGGAGTAGAGACATGCCTTCTCGCATTGGGCAATCTTTGCCATTGGGCAAGTATTAAAGCCCGAAATAGTGCTTGGAGCCATGTAGAGAATGCCAGTCATAAAGCCGTACTTTTGGCCCTTGACTGTTTTTGCGTTGGTATCAATTGCAAGAAGCTTGATCTTGGGGAACTTTGTTGCGGTCATTTTGTGATCTCCTGGAAAGTGGTAGGTACTGAAAATGGGTTATATGGAAACTGTTGCCAAGTGGCAAGCGTTATCTCGTGAAATTGAGAGAGGGCAAGCGGTGATAAGTGGCCCATTGTGTTGCATTGCCTGGGGCATCGTAGAGCACGGCTTTAAAAACCCCGTCTTTGCCCTGGAACACGTTTAGAGTGTGATTCTCAAAGTTATAAAACCAGTCCTCCTCTCGGATGATCTCGGCCTTATAAAATTCAATGATTGTATTGATTGTGCTTAGCGTTGGTCTGTTCATGGTTTATCTCCCAGGTGATCAAAGGGTATCGTAAAAAAATGCATAGGCGAACATGAAGGCAATGGCCGTCATTACAAAGAAGCCGATAACGTGTTCGATAATGTTTTTAAGTGTTTTCATAGTATCTCCTTATTTAGGCTCACAATGAGCGGTGATGTTGTCAACAATAGACTCGATATTTAATGAGCAATCAATGATCGTCTCGTGTGGCTCTAAGCCCCAGGCCGAAACAAGGGCCGAAGCTTTAGTACCAGTATACATATTGCTAAAAGTAATTAGAGCTTGTTCAACGTCCTTCACGCCCTTGATGATCTCCTTCGTGTTCGTTGTGGTATCGGTGATCTTGTCACCTTCACTCCATACGGCCATTGAATAGCCTTGGGTAGCCATTGATCTAACTAACTGAATATATGCTGTTTTCATAATCTAATCTCCTATATAGCAAAATTGCTAGATAGAATCTTAGTCCATTACCTGGGAATAGTGGTTTCACATTGTGAGAAACTTTTGATCACGCTGTTAGACATCCCAGGGCTTCACCTGGTCACCTGGTCGAAACGCCACCGATGAATTTTGAGGGCATCACCTGGTCATCACCTGGAGAGATCCCTGGTCGTCACCTGGTCATCTTGTGGAGTGTCTCCTGGGAGATCCTGGAGAGTGTCACCTGGTCATCACCTGGTTGGCTCCTGGTTGGCTTGCGGTTGTCTCCAGGGCTTCAAAAAAAGCCACTGATAGAGACTGAGGCAAGCACTGTACGCATATACAGTACTGTGAATATAACCAGTATCTACCAGGTAGAACAGCGGGAAAGCGATATTTAATCGCAATTGATGACAATAAAATCAAGCACTTAGCCAGCCTTGGGACAACTCAAGGGACAACTGAGGGCATAGCTTGGGTGCAAATCAGGTCAAGCAAGGGGTAGGAGGGGGAGTCCGCCAAGTTAAAAAATCGAGGTGGGCTTTCAGATTTTTGAGATTGAATCATTTGACCCTAGAAACGACCAGGGGATAGTCGAGGGGTATATGTGTATCATATTGTACACAAACCTAGTGATTTGTATATAATGAGTAACAATGATGATCGTAAAGCTAGAGACACCCTATTGTAAACTTTTGGATGTCTCATTGTAAAGCTTTAGATAATGGAAAAGCTATTGTACTTCTTGAGGTTCTCTCCTGGAGACAGGAGCTGTAGATTGAACTCGTTGTGTAGGCCACAGACGAGATGATGTGTAAGAGGGATGATATGATCCACGTGCATACCTGTTAGGCGAGCATCTTCGTAGATCTGAGTGATCTTCTGACGGTCAGCCCATGCTGGGTATGCAGAGGTCTTCTTAGCCTGGTAGAGACGCTTACGGCTCTTCCTTGAAGCTCTTCCTTCAGGAGTCTGTAGATAGTCCTTGAGTCGTCTCAAAGCATCTCTTTGGTGACACTCTAGGCAATCATACTTCTTAACTCTTTTCACTGTTGTCTTACAGTGTTTACATTCATTACCGTTGTAGTACTTAACACCTAGAGCTAACGCTGTAGGTCTATCATTAGGTATATCCATAGGTTATCTTAAAGGGACTGACTCTTAGAGTAATAGCTATATCCTAGCCGATATGAGCTTCCAGCTTCCCCTCCTAAGGTTCCCCATAGATTCTTACAGGAGGACTTTAGGAGGTGAACTGGAGCTATGTGTGTACATCCTGAGCACGACATAGAGAACCAGCCTGGCCAAGCCAGAACCCTACGGGCCATGTGCCCAGTAAGATTATCCCCTCAGATAGGCTTCCCTATCCAATTGGGGGACAATCAAACTAAGCGTTATGAATCAACGGCTTGCAGAGTTCTTGGAAATCCAGCTAGTAGCCTTAGGTTTTGACCCTAAGACTGACCCCATGAAGTTCCTTAGTTCTTTCTTGAGAGCATCATCCTTCATGCTAAGGACAGCCTTGTTGTTGTCTCTAGCCATGTGTTCTACCCAGTAGCCTACGGCCATAGCCAAGGCATCCAGTCTATCGTCATGGATCAATGCACCACGATCCTTGGTGATACGAGTGAGCTGGTAGAACAATGCATACTTAGGATCTGAGGCTGTCTCAAAGTCTCTCTGGATGACCTTATAGTCAACTATGAGCCTATGAGTGGACATCACTGGTTCCAATGTGTCGATAATCCTCATCTCTTTCTGAGTGGAGTGTTTCACCTCTTCGATGATGCACTTATGGAATCTACTCATCACAGGGGTAAGAAGCTTGGTGTACATACCATCACCGAAGTTGGCTTCGACAATGACATGGTTCACCTGGTGCATCTTAGCCAGCCTAGCGAGCTGCTCTAGGGTCTGATCTGAGTAGCCACCTATGAGACCACCAGCAGCTACCACATACATGTTTCCTGCTAGGACCTTCACAATGGCATAGCCTGTCTCGTCGCTACCCCTACCTGAGGGGTCAATGGCCATGACACAGCCTGTGTACTCTGACATCTCTTCAGAGTGCCACATAGGGCGATAGAACTTGTCTCCTGTCAGAGCCACGTTGGGGAGGTCATTGATGACCAGCTCAGGGGCTGCTGCCCAGGCCACCTTGTGGTGAGCCATGGTTGGGTTCAGGTTCTGGATGATGAGGTCTGAGACCTTGAGAGGGTATCTGTCGGCATCACTGAGGGATGTGTCCAACATGAACTGAAGGGCAAAGCCTGCACGGCCATAGGATGCCCTACGTTCCAAGAGGTCCTCTTCACCGAATCGAAGGGGATCGGTAGGCTTTCCCACCACAGAGGTGTCTTGCTCGATGGCCTTGGTGATCCAGGGCGCCAGTTTGCCTTGGTAGGATATGACCTTGTTCACCTCAGGATATGAGGCTGGCCAGATCCTGGTCTCGTATCCACGTTCACCTAGGGCGTTGTAGAGGGACATCTCTAGCTGAGGGGTACCCAGGTAGATGATTCGGGACTCGTCCTTAGGCTTGAGGATGGAGTCAAACTCCTTCACCAGCTCAGACAGCTTGTCTCTCATCATCTGAGTGGCAGAGTTGCCTGGTGTCTCGATATCGTCAGCCACGATGATGTCAGCACGGGAGCCTGTGAGCTGCCCTGTGATACCAATGGATTTCACTGAGGGGCTATGGTCGGCTAAGGCTGGACCTACATCGAATGCAATAACAGAGTCTCTTTGGCCTTCCTTAGGACGTAAGTGCTGAAGGATCGGTACTTCATTGATCAATCGTTTTACGAAGGTGGAGAAGGAATCAGCCCTCTCCTTTGAGGCAGAGACAACTAAGATCTTCTTCTGGGGATCGTTGAGAAGTACCCAACAGACGAAGGCAGAAGTTAGAAATGACTTACCCACTCCTCGGAAAGCCTCAATGATGGAACGTTTAGGTCCACCTTGGAGGTATAAGCAGATGTCATTCTGCACTGGGGTGAGGGGAGGGAGGTTTAGATGTTCCCATATAACATGGGAGAAGACTCGAAAGTCCTTGAGTACGGGATGTCTATTATCCATTTAAACTCGAATAGAGGCTCATAGAGACACTTTCAGGGGTGACCTAAGGGGTTAGCCTAGGGTCAACCGAGAAAGAGCCTCTGAGAGCTGTTAGTTTGACTTGCGGAATGGAACTACGTTCTCATCCTCAAATACAGGGAGGTCAGCAAGGGAATGCAGAGGTGAACCCTCAGCAGCTATGCCTTCAATCTTGTTGTCCTTAAGAAACTGTCGGGCAACGTTGAGGATAGCAGCAGGAGGAGGAATCTTGATTCCAGTATCAGGGTCTACGTACTCCTGATCCAGAGCTTCCTTTAGGACTTCTGCAAGCTTGCCGTGAAGGCTACCTAGAGCCTTTTCGTCAGCTTTGTTCATTTGGTTACGCCTTTCCATTTCTCAAAGGTTCTCAGTCCACCTAGGCCAAGCATGCCCAACACCAACTCCATCAGATTGTCTGCGAAGAGGGGAGGAGGCTTGATCGTGGCTCCGTTGATGGAGATGATCCAGAGAAGCAGTGGATAAATGAGGAAGTTATAGGTAAGGCCAAGGCCACATACCCACCCAATGAAGGGTCTCCATCCTGCAACAAACAGGCTGGCGTGTTTGGCTTCCTCAGTGTTAGTATCGATTTGACCCAAAGCTAATTGAAAGTTCTGATCCTGGGATGCCTTGAGCAACTCAAACTGAGCTTTCTCTCTGGCATCCTTGTCAGGGATAATCTTATCAAGTAGCTTTGCACCAATCTCAATGATAGCTAGGGGATTCATAGGAATAACTTAATTACTTTGTCGAGTCCCATGGACTGAGCAAGGATGACAACCACAGCACCTGTAGCTATCCACTTGATCTGAGCAAGGGTTTTCTCGATTCCAATGAGGGACTTCTTTAGAGACTCTGAGATATCTGAAAGTCGCTTTAGATCCTCTGCATGATCCTCAACACGTAGCTCTAGTTTGATTATGCGATGTTCTAGTTCCATGATTATGTCTTGATGATGTAGTTAAGGACAATGGTTGGTTGTGTGTTGTTGTGTGCCTGATCAGATCCAACACTACTCGTGAACTGGGTTGCTAGTCCTGAGGTAGTTCGATAGACCAACGTACCGCCACCTGGGGTTGTATCTCCAGTGCTGATGGCATGGTTGTGAGCAGGTAGCTGACCTGTTGTCAGCGTATGGGTCTGAGCACCACCTGAAGCACCTAAGGTAGCTCCATCGACTCCAGCACCTGCTGTGGTCAACCTAGAGGCAGCCGAGCCACCCATGTTGTCCTTACCACCAGGGATACGACCACGTAGGTCTGGAAGACCAAAGGTGGTTGACCCATCGCCTGAGCCATAGGTTGTCCCTAGGGCAGTGAAGAGTGAGGCAAAGGTTGTACGAGAGACAGTCTGTCCGAAACAGAGGAGCCATCCTGTAGGAGCGGTACCACCTGCAAATGGTAATACAGTTCCTGTAGGTGCTAGACCTCCTGCGGCAGTTGCTCCTGCGTCTGCGAGAGTTCTAGCATTGCTCATACGCCTCCCTGGTTAGGCTTAGGGTATTTCGCCTTAACTGCTAGACAGGCATCGATGTAAGCTTGGATCTGCTCTTGGTCTCCCTTAACGACACCATCGAGGTAGTCAGTCATAGGGGGATACTCATTGGCTCTCGCTGCTAGGACACGTGATAGGTGTTCTTCGTATGGAGCATCAGTGATAACCCAGACCTGAGTCCAGGTGCCACCGAAGTTCTGAGGTTCACCCTCTGAAACATTCTTGTCTAAACCAACCGTTGGGGTTCCAACTGGTTCTACAGGGAACACCCCGTATTCCATGAGGGTTTCGTTAGGTACCTGAGAAGGGAATGAGACCTGAGGATTATCTTTCCGAAGCTCACCAATTGTATATGGATATTTCTCAATGAGTCCGTTGTTAAGTTTGATGTACATTATAAATCCTTAAACTGTAGGTGAGATACTAAATTGCCACGCACGGTTATTTGTGCCTGTTCCGCTAGATCTGGTGAAAGTTTGAGAAGGGGCTGTAGATTGATATCCATTTTTCTCAAACACCGCTAAAGAGCTGCTGGTAGACTCAGCTCGAATTTGGGTAAAACCAGTAGGAGTACCAAATGTCTGACTAGCCTCTTGTGCAGAAGGTACTCCGATAATCAAACTCTTTGCATTTGGAACGGTAAAGGTGGGGGCATTTGCGTTTGATGAGGCCACCCCCAAAGATGAGATAGCACCCCAAGCTGCATTCTTAAAGCAAAGCAGTACTACTGTCTTAATTACAGAAGAACCACAATCAAAGGTATACGAAGATGTTGTTCCATCGTGTACTCTATAAGAAGTGAATCGAGAACCTACATCAAGTACTTCTGTCCAACCTGCTGGAGATGTCCAGTTGAGACCAGCTGATCCTCCAACTCCGACTGCAACAAGTAAGTCACCACTTGCAGCACCTGCTGGTGTTGTTACGGCTTGGGAGGTTCCTGCCAAACTCGTGCCGATACTGGAGCTGGATAATTCAAGTTGTGGAAGAGAACTGCGGACTGAGAAAGTCCATGCTCTATTGGCAGTACCACCTGAAGCAACGACTGCAACCGTACTTGTTATGCCTTTTGTAACACCTGTTCTTATCTGAACCGACAAAGTACCTTGTGCTGGAACTAGCGTGTTTAAGTCAGCAACCTCAGTAAACCCAGATGTTTGACTAAATGTAATGCTCGTGTCATTTACAGCACCAGCACACACTACCTGTATTGAATCGTTCCGAGTAACTGTGATAGATGGTGCAGAAGGACTAGTGAAAGCGGTTGAGATAGAACTAATAACATCAAACACGGCATTTCTAAACGCAAGCATGACTCCTGCGTAGACCGTTCCAGTGCCACTAGATGTAAAAGTATAATTCGATGAAGCACCATCCCAGATGCGACTGTAAACAGCTCTACCATTAGTATCTAAATGTTCTGTCCACCCGCTTGGTCCTACTTGTGTAAAGTTGGCATTAGGACAACAAGTTGTTACAACCAGCAAATCACCTACTGCTACCCCGCTAGGTACAGCCAATATACACTGGTCAGTACCCGTTATTCCTGCGGTTGTGCGTCCAATGTATGCAAAAGTACCAGAAGCTGGAACTGCTCGTGCTGTTCTAAGAAAATGACTTAGCATTATGCAGCTCCTACAAGTGCTCCATACATCTGACTACCGACTCTCCACAGCTCGATGACTGTGTATTTTGTCGTGTCTAATGTTGGGGCTGTGCCACCCACCCAGATAACGTTGATAGTACTCCAGGTAATCGTGAACGCTGTACCATCAAGAATCATCAAAGTGACTCCTTCACCGTTGACAAAGTTTGCAGCAGTTGGCGTACGGTTTGCACCGAGAGTCCAAAGCTGGATAGATCCATTAGCTGGATCAATATCTACGGCAGCAGAGTCAGTGATTGTGAATACGTCTTCAATGATGGTACCTTGAATAATTGGATCGACATACGTCTTTCCAGAAATCGTTTGGGCACCTGTAGTACCAATGAAGTCGTTATCGCTACAGGCAGCGTTGAACTGAGCAAGCGTACCTGTGAGAGTGTTAGAAGCAAGACTAACAGTTTTGTTTGTTAGGGTCTTCGTGTTGCCCTCAGTGATGATCGTGCTGTTGTTAGCAAGATCCTCACGAAGCATCGGAGAGCCACCAGCAGTTACGCCATCATGGACTACCAGGGTATCCTTAGTAGTATCGACCGTAACTTCACCCTCAGCACCAGTGAATGTAGAATGCTGAGAGGTAGTACCTCGTCTAAGTTTAAGTTGTGTAGTCATTACAATGTTCCTAAGTCAAGAATGTCTGCGAGTTTCTCGCTTGTGATTGCACCATCGGTAATGGCACTGGATGGTACAGAGGAAACTGAGAATGTACCATAAGCTAGAACGTTTAGTTCGTCTCCTACAGTAGTACCTGTAGCAAGCACAATCGATGTACCGTTAGAAGCCGTGTAGTCGGTCTGGTCTAGACGAACACCGTTCAGAAATACGTCAATTCGACTGGCGGTATAGCCAAGGATCAACCCGTTTGAATCAGTGCCTGAGAAGCTTGTCTGACCAGCCGTAGCTACATAGCGATACCTGGTAAGTGTTGCTCCACCTGCTGGACCCTCTGGTCCCTGTGGTCCTGTAGGTCCCGCTGGTCCCTGTGGTCCTGTAGCACCCGTAGGTCCCTGTACGCCCTGTGGTCCCTGTGCACCCGTAGCACCCGTGGCTCCACGAGGGCCAGCTACTGAGATAGTCCATGAGGAGAAGGTTCCAGATCCCTCTGAGTAATCCGTAGCAATCGTGACGCTAGTAGCAGAGACAGCAGTAACTTCACCTTCCGTAAACACTGTAGATGAAGCTGCAAAACGCAAGCGTGTCCCTATAGCCCAGCCAATTGTTGGCGTTGAGGCATAGTTCAGAGTTCTAGAAAGTCCTGTATTGATCGATGTAGAAGTCGTGCTAGTGACTGTGAGTACGGAAGCAGGTCCAACGGAACCCTGCGGTCCTGCTGGTCCTGTCGCTCCTCGTGCACCAGCAACTGAAAGGGTCCATACACTGTACGTGCCAGATCCCTCAGAGTAATCCATAGCAATCGTTACCGAGTTGGTACTTACCGAGGTAATCTCGCCTTCCATGAAATTGGTAGCGTCAAAAGCAGCTCTCAAGCGTTCGCCTACAGCCCACCCTAGGTTGCTACTACTAATAGAAAATACCTGTGAACCACTAGAAGAAATCGTTCTGCTAGTCGTAGAACCACGAGTCATCTGAGCATTTAGACCAGCAGATCCTGTATTACCCTGTAGGCCCTGTGGTCCTTGTGCTCCCTGTGGTCCTGTAGGGATACCAAAGGCAAACTCAGTTGTCGTAGGGTTGAACGCTACGGTAGCTGGAGCACCAGCAGCTAAGGTGGTTACTGAAGCTGTAATCTCTGATGCCAACACTGTGTCAAGGACATCATCAATGTTGTTTGCAAGAAAGACGATGTCATCAATGTTTTCGGCAATAGTAGCGATGTTGCTACCACCAGGGTTGGTACCTTCATCAACGGGGTTGGTGATTAAACCTAAATCAGACTCGTATGCAACGGCCGCACCAAGGTCAGATGCAAGGATCTGAACGCTGGTCATGTTTTGGGCCACTGTTTCCACAGCAGGATAGTCATATTGCAAAGACTGCTTATTAACTGCATCCTTTGGATCAATAGGATTAGCTACGTTGACGATGCGTCGGTCCTGAGCATCCAAAGAACCAGAAAGATTCTGAGACATTCCGTCGTTTGCAATATCGTATGCTTCTTGTGTAGCGAACAAGTTGTATCTTGCGAGAAGGTCAAGGTCTCTCTCTAGGAGAACTGAACCATCAGCGAAGTCAACTGGTGGTGATTCTGTAATTGTCTCCCGTCTGATCTCAATAATGGATCCGACAGAAGGGGCAGGGCTAATGGTCACTGTGCTCTCGTTCAGGAACGTATATCCTGTGAGTACACCATTCACTCGTACCTTAATATCTGATGCATTGAGATATTCAAAGGGGAATGTGTAATTGGTGGTAGTGCCATTTCCTGTGTAGAGAACGTAACTATAAGCCACTTATAAATCTCCAAAAGAAAACCCCTGGTGTGACCCAGGGGCTGTTTATTATTCCTGTTTATCGCTATTCGGGAAATCCGCAGCGATTGAATTCAAGACGTTTGAAATACCGACAACGTTGTTGAAGGGGAGTAGACGCATCCAGTTACGGACATCTTTCTCACCTACCTGAACATCGTCTGAAGCTGATGCTAGAGCAATCTTACGAGGCATCGCCAAAGCCGTACTAATGGCTGACAAGGTTGGATTAGATCCAATGAAGTCAGTCACGTTGGACGTTGTCTTTGCACCAGAGAAGATAGGCGTAGGGGCAATCGTTGAGTCAATCAGCATAGGCATCAAGGATACCTGAGCGATACGACCTACCGAGTTGGCCACGATCTGTTTGGTTGATAGACGCTTCTCAGCGAACTCCTGTCTCTCTGCCTCTGACATACCTGCCATTGAAGCGTTGGTACGAGCAATGTAGGTAGCAGCAGCAAACATAGAGCCATGAAGAACCGTTGACAGAGTTTGGTAGTCCCTATGGTTCATAGCGAAAGCCATAGACTTATTCCAACCCTGCAATGAGAAGTTCATAAACTGGAACATTGTCTGTCCCCAGCCTTTACCCATGATCGGAACCATGGCAGCTAGATCGTTCTCTTGGACAACTCTTCGGGCTTCCCTTTGATACGCCACGATAAACTTAGCGTAGGTCTCAGGGTCATTCGCTTGAAACTTCTCAAAGTCAACCTTGCCTACCTTCGACCCGTTTACGGGTGAGTGATAGCTCTTGATTCCATCCAACACCTTTTGAGTGTCTGATTCATCGAGACCCATCCAGGCCAATCGTTCCTTAGAGAATGCCAGCTTGGTTTTGCCATTGGCTGATTCAACGAAGTGATTGATCATAGCGATAGCGTGGATACGCTTCTGCTGAATCATCACCCCTGTCATGCCCGTGTATTTGAGAACACCAGCAGCACCTTGAGACATCGCATTGTCTGCACGGTCAAGCCATTGGTTCAATGCAGTGTCACCTCGCTGTCTGACCCAGTCATCACGAGGAGAAAAATCAGTCCTACGAATGAGATCGGCACCAGCTCCACCTGTGAGGTTCTCGAGCTGATCGAGCATCTCATTGGCTACCTTGCCTGACTTGGCATCACGTACCATGGCACGAAGCTCAGGTATGGCTCTGAGAGTTGTCTTCCAACCCATCGATCCAATGATCTGAGAGAGTTCCTGCACCTGGTTGTATACGGCTCCACCCATGAGGCGGGACACGTTCAAGGCTCTCCACATTTCGAGGAGCTTGTTGCCAACCGTGAATTCCTCCATCGGACGACCAAGGACACGGTCAAAGGTGAAGTTGAGGTGCTCTCTGAGTTTGTTGAGGCGATCTCCAGCGAGTGCCGTACCAAACTCCTGCTCGGTTGCATTCTTGATCAGACGGTCAATGTCAGATGCCTTGTAGACATCCATCTGGTTTGCCAGTGACACAGTTCCAGCCGTTCTCCTGAGATAGGCTTCAAGGACATCGAAGGTACGAGTGTCAATGAAATCGTTCAGACTCATTGTGTGAGTCGTGCCATCAGGCATCAAGATCTGTTCAGAGTAAGTTTCATCCAATGAAGAACGAGACTTGAGGTTCTTAGTGAGAGGGTTCGCTTTGTCCTTTTTGGGGAACATCTTAGCGAGCAACTCATCAGCTTCAACATCAGTCATGCCACCATGTTTGACGAAAGATTCTTTGAGGGAATCTCTATCGAAACCACGAAGCATGTTCTCTAGGTTGTCATTCGTTCTATTGAGCTTAGAGTCCTGAAGATTGTTGAAGTACCACTTACCGAATCGCTTGGCGATAGCATCATCCACGTTGGGATTAGCTGCCTTGAACGAATTGGAGAAGAACTTCTGAACAGTCTCTGGACCAAACTGAGCGGTCATAGAGTTGAACTTAGCTACGTCAGGGTGACGAGGAAGATAGTTCTCGTTGTAGGGCAGGGGTTCTGACAATGACTTGGCACCAGTCTCAGGATCAATCTCCTCGATCTGGGTCAGGCCACGCTTGGTTGCACCATTAAACTTCCCTGGGTTGTTGATGTGATCTACAGCCTCTTTCATAAGAGACTTGATATCATTACCAACCTTCACCACTGTAGGGTGATAGTCAGCGTCAACGCCACGAACGTAGTTACCTACTTGTCGTTCCCACTTGTCAAACACTTCAGCTCGCTTCCAGCGTGTAGCTTCGCCTTTGGCCATGAGTTCTTCAAAGTATGTAT